TGGACACCTTGAGCAAGGCCTGCGCCTAATCCAATAATTTGATTTATAGTGTCCATTGCTGATTTTTGCTCAAATCCTACTGCCCCAGGCATATAATTAGATGTTTTTTTGTATGCCATTTATGAAGTCCAACCATATATTTGTTCAAGGATATCATCTTCTTGCTCAGCTTTCATTTTTTCTATTTGAGAAAAAAGATTTGTATATAAATCTCCGTACATTTGTTCTGCTCCCGATAATCCAGATGCTCTTGCACCGCTACCAGCAAATCCTCCAGTTCCAGCTTTTGCTAATTTTTCACCTTTTTTTGCTACAAAATCTTCACCTTTTTTTTCTATATAAGGGTCATAATAAGCTGTTGTAGTTTTTGCCAATTGTTCAGGAGTTAACGCTCGAAGAGTCCCAGGAGCTACATCAAAAAAGCTTGCTAAGCTTTGTTCATCAAAAACATTAACAAAAGGCAATGCTGTAGTAATTTCACCTGATTCTAACAAAGTGTCTCCAATTGAGCCTGATTCTGGGTCATATCCAAGTATATTAACATCTAATCCCTCTCCAGTTAATTCTGGGGTAGCTATTTCATTAAGCGCAGGCCAATTATATCCACTGCCTAAAAATTCTTGCCACTGAGCCAATGTGTCTGCAACATCTCCAAATTGTTCTGCAAATATACTATTTTCCCATCCATCTTCAGTTCCAGGGAATGCAAATACATTTTGCAATCCAGCCATAATTGGTTCAGAAAGACCTGAGTATGAATAAATAGGAACATCAAATCCAATAGCTTGTCCAATTTCACTTGGGTCCCAATAAGCAGGGTCAACCCATCCAGGTTGTATATAATTTCCTTCGCTATCAGTCATTAAACTGGCATAATTGCCTCCTTGACCACCTCCTACATATCCAGCTCCAGGCATCCAGCTTAATCCTAATTGAGCTAAAGACCCCCAATTTGGGTCTATAATATCAAAAAATCCTGTTTGCTCATCTAAATATGGGTTATCAATTCCATTTGGCATATTAATATCCTCCGTAATAAGGGCTTCTATATTGTGGTTTAGAAAATGTAGGCGGGTTAAGATACATTCTTTTCCCTGTTAATTGTTGTTTCCCAGTTGGCCATGTTTGTCTTATAAGAGATTTAAGCAATGGATTGTTAAAAAATTTATCTACATTTGGCATTTGCGGTACATCTGGTAATCCAAGCGATGACCCTAACCTTTCTGTAAAGCCTGAAGAAGGCCCCGACACATATGCTGAAGGTTGTTCCATTAGTTTATTTTGGTATTGCTCAGCACTAATTCCTCCTGGAAAAACGGGGTTTGGGGCTTCAGCAAGGCCTGGAATATTATGTTCTGACATTTCAAAATATTTTTCTTTACTTTCATTTAATGTGTCAGCTGCTGCTGATTTATCTCCAAATAAATTCATTAGTGGGTCAAACCCTTCTAAAACAAAATTTAACTTTAAAGCATCAAGTACTGAGCTTCCTATAGCAGCATCTTGAGCAGATTCAATTCCAATTTTTTGTTGTTCAAGAGCTTCTTTCATATCTTCATCTTTTGATGTAAATTCATCAAAGATTTCATTATAAGCTCCTGCAACATCAACTCTATCTTGCCTTGCTTTTTCTTCTACTCCTGGAGCTAAAGTTTGCACTCCAAGATTTATTCCTTCAATAATCGGCTTCCATTGTGGAAAAAGTTTTGAAAGGCCAAATGATGCTCCTTCAGAAAGTTCAGATAAAAATTCAAGTGGATTGTCTCCAATTCTTTTTAAATTTTTACCAGTTCCAATATCTTTTAATCTTAAACTTGCTAAACCACCTTTTTTATTAGCCCTTGCCTGTGCTTCTGCAGTTAATTGATTTATTTTTTTTATTAATGCTTCCCTTCTTCTTGATTCATTAAGAATAGATTGTCTAATTGATTGTCTTGTTGAAACATTTGCTCCAGGGTCTCCAGATGCTATTTTTGCTATTTGTTGTGGGCTTGCCATTTATTTTACCTTTTTCCTCTTCTAATTCTAATCAGTAATTTAATACTAAAAATTTAATTTTCATAATTGGTTTAAGTTCCTAAAAATTTGTTCCAAAAAAAACTGCATTATCTGATACTGTTGGTGCTAATGTATAATCTATTACAGGGTCTGTAGATGTTCCTGAATACTCAACAAAATAAACACCATTTTGATTTGCCCCAGTTGGTTCAATATCTTTTAAATCATAATCATAATTAATTAATCCTATAACAACAGTATCTTGACTTACCATATCTGATAAAGCAGATGATGTTAATGCTATTTGATTCATAGATGAACTGGTAGTCCATGTTGATACTTCATCTGAATATTTAGTGACATTACTTTCGTT